ACCGACATGCAGACGGCTTTCGTGTGGCACTACACCGAGGGCGCGTGTGGGCAGACAGAGGCAGCGCGCCGGGCGGGGTTCTCATTCCCAGCCAGTGCGGCGACCAAGATGCTCAATGGCGTGACGTTCCCGAAGGTAACCCGGGCTGTGCGCGTCAAGCAGGACGAGCTGAGAGAGAAGTACGCGATCACGCCAGCGAAGACTGGGGCGATGCTCTGGAGTATTGCCGAGACGGCTTTCGAGACGGGTGCGTACAACGCCGCAGTGTCGGCAGTGAAGGAACTCAATCAGCTCGCAGGGCTGACCATTCATCGCTCGCAGAACCTCAACATCAATGCCGACTTGCAGAAGATGAATCGAGAGGATATCAAGCACCGGCTGAACGAACTGCTCGGCGTAGAGGTCGAGATGAAGGACAAGGATCACTAACCTTGCCGGCTTCGAGGATTCAGGGAATGAACCTTGTTTCGGCCCCGCCTCCCGCCCGGCCCCTCGAAATTCTGCGAAAATCCCGATTTTGCGTGGTTTTGAGGGAATTCCCTTTAAAAACAATGACTTACTCCAGGCGCAGGGGTTGATCTGGTTGCGCCAAGACTGAGTTCCTCTGAGCAGGGGCGATACATCATGCGCCATGACGGCATATCGACCGGCTTATGTGCCCTCAGAGGGCCGTAGGAGCGCCCTCAGGCGACCCTTGTCGAAATCAAAGGAACCCTATGGATCGGGAAAAAAGGCCTCAGATCGCTTTAGATTTTGACCCCCACACCCCCCTTTTTGGCGGCCCCCAGTGGCGCGGTAGCTATAGCAGGGTTTTACTCACTCAGCGCGCAAAATTGTGTACGGCCTAATGTTGCAAGGAAGGAACCCTGCCCTTCAGATTTTTGTAAGGGGACAAAAGCCTGATGACGGCTGAGCAGGATTTTTTTTAGGAAGGACTGATACGGTATCCGTTATAAAATTTTATTTCTATTTTTTTTTCGCATAAACTGTCCCGATGGCAGATTCAAGAAATAAAGGGGCATCCTTCGAGCGCGATTGCGTGAAGCGCATCAATGCGTTTGCCGAAGAGCATGCCCTTGGTTTCACCTGCAAGCGTAATCTTGATCAATATCAAACCGCCGACCTGTGTGACATTCAGATCCCGGGCCACGCCATCGAGTGTAAGGCGTACAAGTCTGGCTGGTGGTACGCAACCGCGTGGTGGGATCAGGTCTGCGCGGCCTGTGGCGATAACGTCCCAATTCTGGTATACAAGTTTAATAATAAGGCGATCAGGGTGTGCCTGCCGCTGTATGCTATTAACCCAAATTTGCCGCGAGATAACTCTCGGACAGCGGTCATCACCCTCGACGAGTGGTTCGTGCTGTTGAAAGATTATTTTGACGCCCAGCAAGAGGCCGCGTAATGTCCAGAATTGATGATATCGACATCTTTGGCTACAACTTGGGTGGCTCAGTCGGCCAGATGATGGGCCGGCGTCCTGAGGTTGAGATTCCCGACCTAAGCCCAGCCCAGATGGCCAACATTGGGGCCGCATTTGCAGATCCCTTGGGCATGATTGACATTACCGGCGAGTTCCCTGAGTTCCCTGCGGGTGATGTTTCGATCTCCGGCATGGTTATGGAAGGCCCGAGGTCACCTAGCCTTGCTGAAAATCTGCGCGAAGGTAACTATGGGTCAGCGGTTCTTCAGGGAATTGGTGTGGTGCCCGTTGTTGGTGGCGCTATGAGGGCTGCTCGCGGCGTGATCAAGGGTGCTGATCGTCTTGAGAGGGCCAAGAAGGCTGGTTTCGACACTGATACGGTGTATTACCATGGTGCTGACGCGGATATTACAGAGTTTCGCATGCCGAGCCGCGAGACTGGCCAGACCAAAACGGTTGGCACTGGCGTATTCATGTCTTCGTCTCCCGATGTCGCTGGCTCTTACACTAAAACTGATAACTCAGTCATTTATCCGGTGTACATCAACAAATCTGAATTTATAAAGGTCAGGCCTGCCAAGTCTGGCGAGCCTTGGAGTTCGATATCCAAGGAAGGCCTGCTTGTCGAGTTCCCTGATGGCACCGTGAAACCTGCTTCTGAGGTTTTTGATTTTGGCCCTAAGTCAAAGGTCAAGGGTGAGAAGCTTCAAGAGTATTTGAACCAAACAACCACCACTGATGACCTTGCTAGGCGCGCTCGAAAGGCTGGCTACAAAGGCTTGATCATAGAGAATGTGGTTGATGCCTCTGTTGGCTCTGCCGGACTGTATCGTAACGAGGCAAAGTATCTTAAAGAGCAGGGTTATGACGTAAACCCGGCCCTTACTAATCAATCAGATGAGGCTAGAGATGCGTACAGGGATATTCCTGTAGACATTCGCCGAGAAGCTAGAAGTAGCGCGAAAGAGGCTCTTTATCAGCCATCGGACATCGTTGTATCGCTTGACCCATCCAATATCCGCTCAGTAAACGCTGAATTCGATCCTAAGCAAAAAAAATCGGCCAAGATACTCAAAGCCAACGGCGGTGCTGTGGATCTAGATGATATTGATGTTTTTGAAGACTCTACCGGGGACATCGAGCGGTTATTATCAAGAATGCCAACTGACATGGGGCCGCTCCAGATGGCGATCCCTGTAGAAGAAAATCTTCGATCTAAATTACAGAGACTAATATCTGATGCAATGGGCGGTGATAGGCAGGCGTATCGTCGTGCTAAGAAAATATTAGATGTTCTAGATTTCATTCCGGTTGCTGGTGATGCGACTGCCGCGATAGACACTGTCGATTACGCCAAGGCCGGCATGCCGGTAGAGGCCGGCATCGCATCCATCGGCTTAATCCCCGGGGTTGGTGGCATTCTTGCAAAAGGCGCTGGCAAACTGAAGGACGGCATTGTCTCCTTGAAGTCTTCGATTGAAGATCAGATCAGCCTGCCCCTTGGCGAGCAAAAGCGCCTTCAGGTGGGCTATTACCATCCAGCCGGCGGCGGGTTAAAGCTGAAAACCCTTCCTAAAGATATGGATTATGAGCTTTCGCCTTCAGGCGTTCTGGTTCCGAGCAAAACAATCAAGCCGGAAGATATGGAAGGTGGCCGAATAATTTTTGATGCAGGCGATAGAGCTGTCGCAGGCCAAAAGCTGGTGAGAATCAACGGCATTGATTTGGAGTTTCCAATTGACCTCATGGGTGGGCCGGAGTTCATGATGTATCAAAAGCACCTAAGAGATAATGGCGGAATTGGTTCGATTTGGGCAGGCGACAAAGGCGCAATAACGGCACTTGGCCGGCAAGCTGTTGGCGACGAAGAAACTTATTTTATGCCAACAATAATGACTCAGACGGGGTTAGATTTTAACACCATGATGTCTGATGCGTTAATACAACAAATTTCAAAAATGAAGATCACGAAAAAAACAAAAAAAGAATTTGACAAGGTGATCAAAAAAATCAGGCCAGAGTGGAAGGGAATTGACCACCCCGAGGCCCGTGAGCAGTTGCTAGGAAGCGGCCCCTTGCGTCACGCTTTTATAGACAGGATGGATAAAGCAGAGTTCCAATCTAAGGGATTTCCTGACGTAGCCCAGACCCGAGTTGCAATTACCGACCCAGCTTATCTAGACCTGCCATTTGCAACCGGCGGGATGACGATTGGAAGAGTAGATAAGAGCAACCCTATCCTAAACAAGAAGGGCGAAGTGGTCGGTTTTGAGCCGGTACAAAATCCTAATTTAACTCATGCCACATATAACACTCAGTTGTCGGGCGATTATATGGGCGGCTTTGAGGTTCCTATTCCCAGACAAATTCTTGCTCCTGATTTTTACAAACAAAGGCGAGAGATGGGGGTTGATCCTCAGGGCGATGCCAGATCTTTCCAACTCTCTAAGCCTAGCCAGCAGGCCACTCCCGAATGGGTTGACACTGTCAGCGAGTACATAGAGCAAGTTAAGGCTAATCAGTAGGTTCTATATCAAGCACCTCTCTTAGCTTCAGGTATACGTGATTTAACCTAAGCTCAGTCTCAAGCTTAAAAACGTCAGGCTGATCTTGCTCAGATTCTATTGCGCTATGAATAAGATCTACGATCACATCAAATTGGTGCTGCTTTTCGCTCATTGACTTTCCCCTCTAGAAAACTCCGCCTTAATTTTGATCGCCACCTCTTCGTCCTGATCTAGAGCCTCAGCCAGAGTCTCTTCGATCATGTCTTGAAGGGCGTCGATGTCGCTTAACTTCGTCACGTCAAGTTCGATTAATACCGTTATCTTTTTCATCGATGCCACGCTCCTGCTTCCACAACCTGATGATGTAGCCGGCCTCTGGGCCAGCGTCATGCTCATTATGCAGGACATGGCGGTATAACTTCATGGCCTTTTTGCTATTGGCTGGTAGCTGCATCCGCAGTGCGGCCATGTCGAGTGACGAGAAATACTTATCCATCATCACCCACCAGCCCGTCGAGGTACTCGGTCAGCCGGCTATCCTTCATCGCCTCAAACGCCTCGCCGAATATCTCAGGCCGGCCAAGGCGCTTGGCCTCTGCGATAATATCTTCACGCTCGTTGACCCCGCGCTGCCAGACGCTATGGTCATCCGAGTAGTCGAAGTACCAGTCGTGCTTGGCGATCATCCGCTTCAGCCGTGACAGGCCATCAAGCTCCGAGATCTTATCGGCTTCTAATCTGTGGTATCTCATTCTTTCTCCTTGCCGCTTACGCGGCTTGTTTTATTGATTGAATTTGCGGGTTTACCAAGGTGCGGCGAAGCTCACGATAGATGGACTTGAACGCTTCGCCGTGACTCTTACGGTAAGTCTTCTTGAGATAGCGAGTCGATGGGCCGTACAGCATCTGGACATGATGCGCGATCTCATGGGCGACAACTGCGAACAGCACCAGCTCAGGGTCATGCGTTTCAAATTCGCCAATGACTGGATCGGCAGCGTAGGCCGAATACTCTGTCATCTTGTAAGACGGCTTTCTGAGATAGCGCATGTCGATGCTGATACGCTGAGGGCCACCGTAGCTTCTTTGCCCTTTGTGCTTGGTTTGCACCGACAGGCGCTTTAAAGCTTCGGCATAAACAACAGGCTTGCCTGCGTATTCAAGCTCATGCTGCTTCTTGCAGATTTCCTTCAGGCACTGCTTGGCGAACTTGATCACCAGCTTGTGCTCTTCGGGGGTTACGTTTGAACCTCTTTTAGATCGTACACTCATCACACTTCTCCATTGGTTGATTTGACCATCTTAGCATGCCCCGTGTCCACATGCAAACCCCTGCACATCGAAATAAATGTTTGCACATCGACACGTTATGCCCTAAGATGCAATTTCACTGACAGGAGAAACGCGATGAACGATCAAGGGGCAGCTGCCCAAGCGAAGAAAGTTTTTTACAACCGGGTGCGGCGCACTTGCCTGAAGCACGGCATCGACATCGTCTATGATGGGATGCCAAAGGCGGTATTCGGGATCAAGCTGCTCAAGGATGGTCAGGTGATGTTCTCCGACCGGAGCAGCGACAGCAAGCCCCTGAACATTGACTGGCAGAGGATGCACGAAGAGATGGCTGAATATGGTTACAAGGGGGGTGTAAAGTGAGCGGCAATCCATTAAAGCAGGTCAACAACATCTACGGCTACGTGCGCGTATCCACCGACGAGCAGGTCAAGTCTGGCATCTCGCTTGAGACCCAGAAGCAGCAGATAACTGACTTCGTGCGCGAGAAGTACAACCGTGAGGTTGATCAGTTCTTCGCCGACGAGGGCGTGTCCGGCACCCACGCTGTCCTCGACCGACCCGCAAGCCGAGACATGACTGACGTGATCGACCGTCATGACGTGGTGATCTGCACCCGCCTAGACCGGCTTAGCCGATCCAGCTCCGACTTGCTCGGGATGATTCCTGTTCTGCAAGAGATCGGTATCACCCTTTATTTTTGCGAACAGTTTGGCGAGATGCCGATTGTCTATCCTGACGCTGGCAGGTCTAAGGGTTTGGATGCTAAATTTGACATGAACTCTATGGCCAATCAGATTATGCTTATGGTTTTGAGCGCGGTTGCCGAGATAGAGCACGCGACGATCAAGGATCGATTTGCTGCCGGCAAGCTGGACTGGGCATCTCGCGGCTACGCCATTGGCGGGTCAGCGCCTTATGGGTTCCGGCACGAAGAGGTCAAGACCGGCAGCAAGACGCGCAAGAAGCTGGTAGAGATACCCGAAGAGCAGGCGGTTCTCAAGACGATTTACAGACTGCACAGCCGAGGCCTTGGGCCGCGAAAGATCGCAAAGCAGGTCAATAGCCTGCACGATATTCTGCCGCTGACGCACTCGAAGGTTCAGCGTATACTGAACAGAAAGTTTCAGGGTATCCCTAACGCGGCGTAAGCTTTATTATAGGCACCTGATTGGAGATCAATATGACGGCTTTAGAAGACATTCAAGAGGCGATTAAGACGATGGAGGCATCCCTAGCCACAGACTTTATGACGGATTCGGTGCGCGATATTATGAGCACCGCCGTCCAGCTTCTGAAAGATGCTGAAGCCAAGATGGCCGGCTGATGTCTCAAGAAGGTTGGGGTCGCGGAACATGGGGGCTAGGCGCTTGGGGCACCCCGCTCTACGTTAACGTCTCGGTTACTGGGCAGCAGGCCGCTGCGGCAGTCGGCGCTGTAACGGTAGACGCCGGCGCGGTGGTCAGCATAACAGGGCTGGCGATCACCTCGGCAGTTGGCTCGGTCACCACGGACGCAGAAGCAAACGTAACACCGGCAGGTCAGGCAATCACGTCAGGCGTTGGCTCGGTCACCACGGACGCCGAGGCCAATGTAACCCCGGCAGGTCAGGCGATAACTTCAGCCGTAGGCTCGATACAGGTCGTAGCCCGGGCAATTATTCAGGTTACCGGCCAGTCCATCACGTCAGGCCTTGGCGCGCCAACAGTTGACGCAGAGGCTAATGTTGCGATAACGGGTCAGGCGATAACCTCCGGCCTTGGCACCATAACGGTCAGGACGGTAAACAATGTATTTGTTACGGGCCAGCAGATAAACTCTGGCCTTGGCATCGTCACCACGGTTGCCGGAGCAATCATAGAAGTTACCGGACTGTCAATAGTTGCAAGTGTAGGCGATACTCTGGTATGGGGCGAGATAGACACGAACCAAGACCCGAACTACAATTCGGTAAGCACAACACAATCACCCGGCTACTCGGCTATCGACACCAGTCAGTCAGCAGGATATCAAGAGATTAATGCTGGGCGGGACGCCGCCTAACAAAGAGGATAGAACATGGCTACTTTTTTAAATTTTCTCAGATTGACCGAATTGGCGACTGGAGAGGGATCGGGAACTTGGGGCACAACCACAAACCAATCGCTTGAGTTAATTGGAGAGTCCTTAGGCTACGCGACTCAGCAAGCATTTAGTTCAGACGCAGACGCAACGACCACCGTTGCCGATGGTGTCAGCGACCCGGCCCGGGCAATGTACTTTAAGGTGACCTCTGCCGGCAGCCTATCCGCCACGCGCACCTTAACGATTGCGCCTAACACCATCAGCCGCGTCATGTTCATCGAGAACGCGACCACTGGATCTCAGTCAATTGCTATTTCTCAAGGCTCTGGCGCGAACGTCACGATCCTGACCGGCAAGACGGCAGTCGTTTATCTCGATGGCGCAGGCAGCGGCGCGGCAGTCGTTGACGCGATGGCGGGTGTTGATCCGGGTGTGACCGATACGCTTACAGAAGTATTGGTTGCAGGTAACACCTCCGGCGGCACTAATATAGAACTTAGCACGACAGACAAAGTCCAGTTCCGTGATGCCGCGATCTACATTAACTCAAGCGCAGACGGACAGCTTGATATTGTTGCGGATACTGAAGTCCAGATTGCTGCTACTACCATTGACATCAACGGAGCTATCAACGCAAGCGGTGAGATCATTGCTGCCTCTTTAGACATCTCAGGCGACATAGACGTAGATGGTACTGCTAACCTTGATGTCGTGGACATTGATGGTGCTGTAAACTTAGGGTCAACTTTTACTTTTGGGAATGCTGCTTACATTATAGGAAATTCTACTAACGGAATTAGGATTAACAAGTCAGACGATAGTGTTAATTTATTTAAATTTCTTGATGATGGTTCTTTCCAAACAGTTACTTTAGGAACTTCAAACTTGCGGCTTGGTCTTAACGCAGGTAACAGCATTGTAAGCGGTGGTAATTATAATACTGTCGTAGGTGATGAAGCAGGTACTGCGATTACTACGGGTGATTACAATGTTGCTGTTGGATACAACACTTTATCGTCTAACACTACAGGCGCTCAAAATACTGCGGTTGGTAGAGAGGCGGCAAGGGCTAATACTACAGGTACAGCTAACGTAGCTATCGGACAATCAGCTTTAGCCGCAAATACTACTGGTGGAACTAACATTGCTGTAGGCGAGGACGCTTTAGGCGCAAACACAACAGCTTCTAACAACACAGCAGTGGGTCATGCTGCTTTAGCCGCTAACACCACAGGTACAGGTAATGTTGCAGTGGGTAGAAGTGCTTTAGATGCAAATACAACCGCTTCTTATAATACAGCGCTTGGTTATAATTCTTTAACCGTAAACATCACAGGTGAGCAGAATGTAGGTGTGGGTTCAGGTTCTCTTGCGGCAAACACCACAGCGAGTAGCAACACTGCCGTTGGTTATGATGCTTTAGTTTCAAACACTACAGGCGCAAACAACACTGGCTTGGGTGCTTATGTTTTAGATGTTAATACGACAGGCGCGTCTAATACTGCCGCAGGCAAAAGTGCTTTAGGAGGTAATACTACTGGAAATTATAATTCAGCGTTGGGTCACGGAGCTTTACTGAGTAATACCACAGCAGATAACAACACTGCCGTCGGTTACTTGTCTTTAAACGTAAACACTACAGGAACTCAAAACGTAGCCGTGGGCGCTAATGCTTTAGACGCAAATACCACGGCAAGTGAAGGCACGGCAGTAGGTTGGAACTCTTTAAGCTCAAACACTACAGGAGGTTCTAATACTGCTGTTGGTAAAAGTGCTTTAGCCTCAAACACTACTGCCACTAACAACACAGCCGTTGGTACAAGTGCTTTAGGCGCAAACACTACAGGCGTGAATAATGCTGCTCTTGGTCGAGGCTCTCTAGACGCAAACACCACAGCATCTAACAACACAGCAGTCGGTTATGCTTCTTTAGGTGCTAACACCACAGCCTCTAATAACACAGCAGTTGGATCCGACGCAGGAGCCTCAGTAACTACGGGCGATTCTAACACCCTTATGGGCGAAGCTGCTGGTGACGCTCTCACCGTTGGTTCGGATAATATCGCCCTTGGAAGAGATGCCTTGGGCGCGGATACTCAAGGTTCTTCTAGTATCGCAATTGGTAGAAATGCGTTAGCCAGTCAGAATTTTACTAGCGCAACCGCCGCATACAACGTGGCAGTAGGTAGGAGTGCAGGAGCCTCAGTAACCACAGCCACCCATAACACCCTTATTGGTGGTCTTGCGGGTGATGCGTTAACTACAGGGGCTTCTAACGTAGCCGTTGGTTATGGTGCTTTAACCACCGATGATGTTGGTCAGTGGAACGTGGCAATTGGTAGGGATGCGTTATCTTCTCAAAACACTGCATCTGCCGCTAACACGTACAATACAGCCGTAGGTGGGGCCGCAGGAGCCGCAATCACTACAGGCGTTCAGAACACTCTCATCGGTGGTCTTGCTGGTGATGCGATTACTACTGCTAACAGCAACGTAGCAGTTGGTAAGTCAGCTTTAACCGCAAACACCACAGGAGGGGCTAATACGGCAATAGGTACTTCAGCCTTAGACGCAAATACTACAGCAATAGGTAATGTTGCAGTTGGTTATGATTCTTTAGGGTTAAACACCACAGGAACTCAAAACGTAGCAGTCGGCGCTTATTCTTTAGACGCAAACACCACCGCATCTAACAACACGGCACTTGGCTATAACTCTTTAGGCGCAAACACCACAGGCACACAAAATGTTGCAGTGGGCACAAGTGCTTTAGACGCGAATACTACAGGCGATAACAACGTAGCAGTTGGAGTGGGTGCGGCTGGATCAACAACAACAGGAGGTGCTAACATAGCTATTGGCGTTAGTGCTTTAGCTACGAATACCACGGGGTCTACTAACGTAGCAGTAGGACAAGATAATCTTTACTACAACACCACAGCAAGTGATAACACAGCGGTGGGCCATAACGTTCTGGTTCAAAACACCACAGGTACTCTTAATACAGGGGTTGGGGCTAGAGCCCTTCATTTAAATACTACAGGAAGTGGTAACACATCTGTAGGGGAAGATTCTTTATACGCAAACACCACAGCAAATGACAACAGTGCTTTTGGGCAAAATACGTTAAAGGCAAACACCACAGGTACAGGTAATGTTGCAGTGGGTAGGAGTGCTTTAGCGGCAAATACAACAGCGGCTAACAACACAGCAGTCGGTTACTTGTCTTTATTAATAAACACCACAGGCGCTCAAAATACTTGTATAGGCACCCAAGCAGGTGATGCTATTACTACTGGTTCAGAAAATCTCCTTATTGGTATGCGAGCAGGTTGTCATAACATTGACTTAGCTACAGGCAGTAGGAATATTTTACTTGGTAGTTATATAGATGTCCCCGCCACAGACACTGATGATGCTATTGGTTTAGGTTATGACGTTAGTGCTAATGGAGGTTACACAACTGTTGGCAAAGGCACTGCTGACATCAGAGCGCAACACGGTGTAGCAACTTGGGCAACAGTATCAGACCAACGCTACAAGAAAGACATTACAGACTCTACAGCAGGTCTTAGCTTCATTAATGCTCTACAGCCTCGTACCTTTAAGTACAAGACCCTTGGCGAACTACCTGAAACCTTTAGAGCCTACAAAGCTGACTCAACCGAAGTCTTTAAAAACTCTGACACCAACCACGGCTTTATCGCCCAAGAAGTTAAAGCAGCAATTGATGCAGATGCAAGCATTAAAGATGGCTTTAAACTTTGGGACGATAGAGAAGATGGTTCTCAGGAAGTAGCGGAAGCTGCGCTAATACCTGTGCTTGTTAAAGCCATCCAAGAACTATCTGCACAAAACGCAGCATTAACCGCCCGTATTACGGCACTAGAATCTTAACAAGGAGATAAACAATGGAAGACAGAACAGCAGAAGAATTAGCACAAGACTACTCAGCAATGGGTGACAGCATTAGTCTCATTACAGACGTAATTGCAGGCAATGCTATGGCAGAAGAATCTGCCGAGGACCGTCAAGACTGTGTTGATCGTAACACTCAGCACCTAGAGCTTATGAAAGCTAAAGAAGATTGGGGCAGTGAAGACTTCACCGCTACTGACGCAGCCATCAGCGCAGGTAATGGCTACACCGCGTCTTAAAAGACAGTGAGCAACTAAAGTTATGGACGTACTTGACGCGATAGGGGCTATCTGGCCCTTAGCATTAGGCTTCGTGACTTTAGTTATAGTCCTAGCCAAGATGCACGCAGATATTGAGCAGATGAAGGAAAAGATCCGCACTCTATTTGATCTGTGGAACAAGAAGGACAAATAGTGGCTGCTCAGATATCAGACGAGACCAAGATCGAGATACCGTTACGGAACCTCATTGCTATTATTGCAGGGGTCGCCATCGCGGTAATTGGTTATACGGAAGTCACTAACCGTATAAGCGTCTTGGAACGTCAAATAACTATCATCGAATACGATGTGAATATGAACTCTGAGTTTCGCATCAAATGGCCGCGTGGGGAGTTGGGTGCGTTGCCCGATGATTTGCTTCAGAACAGTCAAATCGATGCGTTGCAGAAGGTGGTTGGTCTAAACACTAACTTCCGTAACAACTGGGCACCTCCACAAGAAGTTCAAGAGGCGATCCGCACTAACCACGCCCAAGAGATTAGGCTAGGTTATCTTGAAGGAAGAGTGCTCGATCTTGAAAAAGATGGCACAATACAGTAACGCTTTAACTAACTAGGAGTAGGTATGAGTGAACAACAAGAGCAGCAACCCGTAATTCTGACAATTGACGATCAGGAGTATGACGTAAATGAACTTGGCAACGACACCAAAGTACACTACGTCGAAGTGGTTAACTTGCGTAAGCAGCTTGGTGATTTGCAGAATCAGATTGCGGCAGCACAGCAGCAGAGTATTAATCTACAAGTTGCATTAGGCTTTCGAGAGAACGCTCTGCGCGAATCAATTCAGGTTGTTGGAGGCGGCTGAAGGATAATGGCTCAGACTGACGCCAACAAAGCTTTAAAAAAGATTGATATTCATGAGGCGGAATGTGCCTTGCGATACGAGTCAATTAAAGAACGGCTAGACTCCGGGTCACAGCGTTTTGACAAGTTAGAGCGTATGATTTGGGGCATCTACCCCGTCATGATTACCTCATTAATAGCCATTGTTGGCTTGGTGCTAACACAATGAAGTTTAACGCAATAAAAGGCTTGATCGGTACTCTGGCACCTACTATTGGTCAGGCTCTCGGTGGGCCTTTGGGCGGCGCTGCTGCTCAGACGATTGCGAGTGTCCTTGGCTGCAAGCCTGACGAGAAGAGTATCGAACAAGCAGTTCAGACTGCATCGCCAGAGCAGCTTGCGGAAATCAAGAAAGCTGAACTCGGTTTCAAAACAAGAATGAAGGAGCTGGATGTAGATGTTTTTAAACTCGAAACAGAAGATATCCAACACGCTCGCTCGGCGTTTAAAGGTGATTGGACTCCAAAGTTTATTGCAGTTGCGTGCGTATTCTTTTTTGGCGGCTACATTGCTTTGGTCACGTTACAAGACCCCGCTGCTAACGATGACGGTATTGTTAACCTTGTTCTCGGTTATTTGGGTGGGATTGTCAGCAGTATCATATCTTTTTACTACGGCGCTTCCCATAAGCATGACTAATGATGCGGTTAATTAATATGAGAGTTCTTAGCGAAGAGGGCATATGCCTTATCAAAAAATTTGAAGGGTGCAAGCTAGAGACTTATCT